TCCACCCATTAAAATGCCTCTACCCTTTGCGTAGTTATTCAATCAAAACCTAATCAAGAACGAATCAAAACCCAATCAATAAAGCGAATAAATGAATAGTTTTTATTCAAAACAAAAAAAAAGTGTAAGAAATGTTAAAAAAACCACTCTTCAACTATTGAAAAAAAGTGAAAAATATGGTATAATCAACATATGTTGATGATCCAGACGGTGCTGACACACCTTCTTTGTCTCTCTCTTAATAAGAATAAGAATAAAATAAATTAACAAGAGAATATCCAGAAAGAAAAGAACCACTCAGCTTAACACACCTTAGCTTGTAAGGCCATTCAGTTTGGCGCGAAGATAAAAGAAGAAAGAGAGCGCTCGCCGCATAAATGCGCTCGCTCTAATAAAGATTTTCAGTAGTAAGCTTCACAGCGAAATCCGACGAATATGCAGCTTGAGGCTGTATCGGAAGTGAAGGCCACCGAAATATGGTAAAGCCCTCTCCTATTGCCTAAAGAAAAGTGGAAAAATGTGAATAATTTTCTTAAAGAAAGCGCTTTATTTTTCTTTTTTTTTAATTTATAACTTTCTCTATAACAACCTTGGGAGAAAATAACATGGCTGATGAAATTGATTATTATCATGAATATGACTACAAAATAACCTCTCATCACAAAAACGATCATTTAAACGAACTGAATACCTTAATGGACGGAAGCGAACTTAATTTTAGGCAGGTTCGCTATTGGCAAAAAATATTACAGGATTATGTCATGAAAGGTATCGCGCTTCCTTATCCGCGCCAAAAAGAATGGGAACAGGCAATCCAACACCCCACTAAATGGCGTCCTGATCTTAAATATTTTATTCAGCGTGTCAAAACGGCTGCGCGGGCCTATGGAAACAATGAAAGGCCACGAGCGCCGGAGGAGATGCTAGCTATAGATAAAGACAACAGTGCGCCTGCAATGAAATGTATGCGAAAGTATTGTCTGGATGATCGAAATTATCCCTGGGTTAATAGTATTAGATGGTGGGAGCCGCACAAAACGGATGAGATATTTCCCTTAATGTGGAGCAAAATAGCTCCTTTACTAAAAGAGCCTTATTTATATTTCGAGTGGGAAAAACGTATCCATCACTACGGCGTTTTATTGTGTTGGCAGCATTATCAAGATATTTATCGCGCTTGTTTTCCCCATTTTAACGGCATTTATCCCCATGAAAAAGAATATTTCAGAAAAGAAGAATTTTGCAAAAAATAATCAATTTTTTTATTTTAACCGTTGACATTGGTATATAGTGTTATATACTGTGCATAGTTAACAAACTTTAATAGGAGAAATAACATGAAATTAATTAATTTAAATACGGATAGATATTTTATCACGCGATCAAAAAAAGATAACCGTCTTTATTTAAAGGTTACCCTGCACGAAAAAACTTTTTATTTTAAAGTAGATTTCATAGGATTGAGTCGCCAACATGATGAAATCGTCGGAGCTTTTGAGGTGTTTTATTACGATGATCCCACGATGACTGATGACGCTATTATTCATGCCGATACCTACTATGTGCCGGAAAAAAACGATTGTCTTCACTTAATTGCGCCGTTTCAAACGATTCCGTCAACTTTATTTGGCTTTGAGCTTTATATTGAAAAAATATTAAATCCTGAAGAAATAGTCTTGCGTATTGTTCCGCTTAACAGCGCGCAAGAAACCAGAATTTTTCGGGGTGAAATCCATGAAAGATATCGTTGTGGTGTACATGATGATGATCTTTCTAATAATATGGAAAGATTAACAAGTTAGTGATAAGTGGCCAAGAGAAAGAATTAATTATTAGCCTAATTAAGTTTACACCCTCTTTCTCTTTTTTAATAAAGACGTTTCAGTTAGTGTCTGTTATGGTCTGTAAGCTGAATGGGATAATTGGAACGTCTTTTTTAGGAATATAAAATGAAAGTACAAAAAGAAAAATCGACGATGAATGATAAAAAAGCTGCTAAAGCTACTTTATCGTCGATTGGCGTTGAAGCACTTACATTAATTATCAAAGAATTTAGAGCCGAACTCGAATGGTTTAAAGTGGAAATTCGAGAAATGCGCTCAACAGTAACATTATTACGGCGAGAATATCCGCCAAAACGAAACAGTAAGAAGGGGAAAGGAAATGATAGAAAGAACTAAGATTGAGAGGAAAAATGATATAAAATGTATTCTCAAGCATTTTGATTGGATAAATGATGAAAAGAAATGTTTAGAAAAAGTTAAAGAAGATGGTGATGCGCTTCGATATGTAAAAAATCAGACAGAGGAGATATGTTTAGAGGCTGTTAAACAAAATGGTTATGCGCTTCAATACGTAAAAAATCAGACAGAGGAGATATGCTTAGAGGCTGTTAAAGAAGATGGTGATGCGCTTCAATACGTAAAAAATCAGACAGAGGAGATATGTTTAGAGGCTGTTAAACAAAATGGTTATGCGCTTCGATATGTAGATTATATTTTTCTAAAAAAATGGTTAAAAAGTTAATTAATTCAAAGGGGAAAAAAGATGAATGATCGTTCAAATTATATCGGTGCAAGTGAAATTGCAGATGTATTAGGAGAAGGCTACAGAACGCCTTACCAGCTTTATTTAATCAAAAAAGGTGAAATGGTAGTAGAGAATAACTATGCCATGTCGTCCGGTAAACAGTTAGAGCCACTTATTTGCCAATCATACCTAAAATCCAACAATTTGCCCCTTGGCGGTAAGTGGCTCTTTAATACAGATCCTAACGAGTACGGCGTTAAAAGAGTGCACAAAGACTATCCTTTCTTGTTATGCCACATGGATGGCTATAATGAAGAGGCTAACATGATCATTGAAGCGAAAACCACTGATATCTTTATCAATAAGGATAAACTGCCTACTCACTGGCTTTTACAAGTAGCGTATGAGTGCGAAATAACCGGCGCTGACAAAGCCGATATTGTGGTGTGGTATGAAGTTAATAAGCCGTTTCATGTGTATCATTACACGGCAAATAAAGCGCTACAGCAAAGTATTATTAAGAGGGCCGTTAATTTCTGGGAAAATCATATAGTTAAAAACGTTCCGCCTCCTGTGACGTCGCAAGAAGATATTTCAGAAATGAATGCGCGTTTGTTTCATCTTCGTAAACATGAAGTAGAAAGAACAACCATTTTTAATGAAGAACAAATAGCGTTGCTAAATGAATTTAAAGAAGCGAAAGAAGCAGTTAAAAAAGCGGAAGAAAAAGAAAGGCACTTAAAAACGAGGCTGTATGAAAATATTAAGGATTATGATGTAGTTTTCGATGAAAGAAATGAAAAATTACTGACGTATAAATTTAATAGCAAAGGAACGATGACAATTAATAAAGAGCTGTTAAAAACTAAATATCCTGATATTTACGAAGAAGTAACAAAAGAAAGTGTGCCTGTTAGGCAATTGAGGATTAAATAATGAACAATTTACAAATAAAAGAATTTTCCAAAGAAGAAATCAATACCAATGCAAAAGTATTGAGCACGATGTTTTATGATCTAGACCCCAAACGGTTAAAGTTAATTGGCGAATCGTTAAATATTCTTGCGAGAACTAAATTATGGCCGATGACAGGATCTAAAAAAAAGGGGTATAAACCCTTAGACAGACAGCAGGCTTATTTATTCGCTGCGTATGGTTCACGGCTTAAAATGGCCGTATTAGATAGTCTTTATTCGTTTTATGTGATTAACGGCCGTATTACCTTATATGGAAAGATAGGAAAAGCCCTTATATGGAAAAGCGGACAATGTAAACGGCTAGAAGTATTCTGGAATGAAGAAGAGCAGCGAGCCTATTGTATTATGCAGCGTGTCGGAAGCGAGCATCCAAGTATTGTCACTTTTTCTAGAAAAGAGGCAGAAATTGCCGGTCTTTGGATAAAAGAGGCTAAAAATTCATTGTGGCTTGATTATCCGCATGATGGGTGTGGCTGGCGTGCTTTTTGGCGCAATGCGAGCAATGTATTTCCGGACATTATATGTGGAATGTACGGTTATGAAGAATTTTGCCAAGAAGAAAAGACTATTTTAACTTCTCCTGCAATAGAAGAAGAGACGCAAGAGAATACTATAGAAGAACAGGAGGCAGACAAAGAGCTCACCCAATTACTCTATGAAACAGCGTCTAGCGTTCAAACCTCTTCTATTGATCTTTCCACGATGAATGATGAAGAACTCGACAAATTGACGGTTGAAATGGATAAGGAGAAAGCATCAATGAAATTTAAAGATCAAGTAGAGATGGTTGGAGAATTTGGAGTAAAGAAAATGAAAAATGAGGAAGAAAAAGAATGAAACCTTATAAGACCTGTAATATATTTCATACCCCGCATAATTTACATATTGTTCAATGCGAATCTGTTAAAGAAGCATTGGAAAATTTTAGATTAAAAGACCATTCTTTTGATGAAAATGACAATGAATGGCTTGGAATTAAGGGAGGAGTACATCTAATAGAACATCAATATTATGATTTATGTATTCTTTTAAAAGAGAATTTGCCAAGAAATAAAATGATAGCTGTATTAGCTCATGAATTAATTCACGTGGCTTATGCTATTGAAATAGACCATGGAAAATTCTTTGGAAAAAATGCACAAGAGACACTTTGTTATTTTATGGAAAAAACTATAGAGGATTATCTCAATTATTATGATAAGAGTGGCATTCAATATAATGCAGAAGGTTCAGAATTCTTAGGATTAGGAGGAGAAATAAAAGAATGAGAAATTATTTAGGAATATATTTATTTGTGATGGGAATACTATTATTTACTATATCTATAATAGGAATAGGAATTGCTATAGCATGGTTATTTAAGAATAATTATATAGTATATGGAATATTATTAGCTATTTTTTATGTTTTTTATCTACCAGCAGGAGTTATTTTTATGGAGTTTATTACGTATGAGTAAAAAAATGAATGATGATATGTTTTTTAAAGGAACGCCATATAGTTTACCTATACCAAAAAAAATGGGGAAATATGTTAATTTATATAAGGATAAAAAAATAATTGTGGTGACAAAAAAATTAATAGGATATATAATAGAAATATTTGAAGTAAAAAATAAAGATAAATCTTATATATTTAAATTCTTTTTAAGAAAAAATTCAATGATTGATTTTATAAATAACTTGTGAGGTGAAAAATGCAAAATCAACGTAAAAATACATTAAGCGAAAATTCAGCAAGCACAACGAATGATATGCTGGATAATCTGGAAAATTTATTGAGAAGACCAACTAATTTACCACCTCTTGATAATATTCCTATTCAAGAATTAGAATTAGAAGAAGAAAGTAAAAATGTGACGCCTCCCGTGACGCCTTCTCCTTCCCCGAAAGTGATTAATGTGCGCGGTAACAATAATGTGGTAATTGGCAATCAAAGTTTGAACCACACAACGCAGAATTTTTTTAGAGCGCCATCGCCAGATTCTCAGCAATATGCGCTTTATGCAGCTCATATTGACGTTGATAATCCACAAAATAGCCATCAAGGAACTCCTACTTTGTATCATAATTATTTTAACTCGCCGTCTAAACATTATCTACGCCAGATAGCACAGTTAAAAAGACAATTGAAAGAAAAAGAAATGGAAGATAGAAAAGATCAAATATGTAATATGAGGTGCAATATTTTGTGATTAAATTAACAAGTTTTGAAGAGCCTTATACTTTTAATGTTGATGTATATATACAGCCTGAAACAGAGAACAATTATCAACAATTTTTATTAATATATTTTTTTAAAAAGCATAGTATATGGAAAGTCATACCATGGGGAATTGATGATAATAATTGTTATGAAATATCTGAACAACATATTCTTGAATTGGGAAAAAAATATCTTGATGAAATAGAAAACAATAAAACTAAATGGACAATGACAATTTTAGAAAAAGGTGAAAAATGGTGAAAGAATAAAGGGTAAATAGAATGAAAATGAAAAAATAATTAAGAATTAACTGCTATTTTTATTTGTGATAAAGTATCAGTTAATTTATTGTAATATCTTGAACTTGTTAGCCAAGGAACGGGGATACGGAAAACTTTCCATCCAAGTGACAACGCATAATTATATTTTTCGCAGTCATTCATATAGCCAACCAATCGTTGATGACGGGTTCCATTTGCGCTTATCCCTTCTATTTCTACGGCTACTTGAGGAAGGACAATAGCAAAGTCAAACATATAACGTCTACTATCACTAAACCTATAATCATATTCATAATCTATTTTTAACTCATCCAACATTATACTAAAGTGAACCTCGGCCCATGACCGATATTTTTTATCCTTTTTCATGAAAATGATTTGATCGTAAAATGGCCCATATAAAACCCTAATACCACATCACAATATTGACGGATATAAGGCGTCATTACAATACCCTGGACAGTTTTTACCAGATAACTTGACCATTCAAAGCCTAGAAAATGATGCTTTATTTCATAGACCAAATTGATGGGAAGCTGCAAAAGACCGCCGATAATAATGCTTAGAAAGATAAAAATAACTACCCAGGCTAACAGCCGTCGCGTCCATCCTATAAAGGAACCTTGCCAGAAATTTCCCGTCTTGTCACGCTCTGGGATGGCGTCACGCACTTCTTTTACATCCTCATACGATTTAGTCAGTTGCCATTTCCAGCGCTCCTGATCGTATTTTTCGCGTCTTTCTTTATTAGATTGAATAGTAGCAAGAATTTTCATGAAAACGCCAGATGCCGCCGTTCCTCCAAAGGCACCCGCAATCATTGTTGGGTCAGTTAAATTCTCTAGCATTCTTGATTTTCATCATTATTCACTGTAAGCTAGTATATCTAAATGAAAAATGGGTGTCAAAATGGGTTATATTGAATTACCTTTAGTTAGAGCAAGACTTACTATAAATAGTCAAACTATTTTAGCTATGCAAATTCCAGATACTACTTATATAAGCTATATACATTGGTCAACAGAATATAATCAACCTTATTTTGCTTTTCAGCATTTGCCACGTCCGGCCCTTCTAACTTGTGATTTTTCATTAATTTATAATGATGTACAAACCCTTTCGCATAGTGTTTACGCTGACCAAGAGGAATTAGTGCAATTTTGGTTTCTAACTCCAGACGGCAACCCTTCTATAGGTAATACACTATCAAAAATTAACCAAAGTATGGTTGCAACAGATTTAACTGTCACGATGAACGATGGAAATAGTGATTTTTCATTTCGTTACGATTTTAACATTAAATTATTAGAAACTACTGATTTTTCCACTTATCACGAGGTATTGGCAAGTGGTGTAATGTATAACCCTTATACGTGATGATTTTCTAAATGACGCAAACGAATAAAAACATTATTCATGATTCGCCAAAAATCTGTTACATTCAGCTTATTCTCAGCTACCTCTTTTACTTCGGTACGTAATATCTGCTGATAATCGCTTATATTCTGTACATTTCCCTTGAGAGAAGAAAGCCGCAAATCAATGGCATGATTGGCGCTATCGAGTTTTTCATCCATCAGCAGAAACTTGTTATGCTCGTCTTTCAGCGTTTCAATTTGCTGGTTAATCGCGCGTATCTCGGCTTGCGCCCCCTCAATACTCTTGTCATTAATAATGTTTTTCTCGATGTAATGGGTATAACCTGTAATGCAGATACTGAGTGTCGTAATAAGAGATGTTGTTAAAGTTATGATAAAATGAATAAATGTTTTATGAGTGACAAAATTCCTGATAATTTCGCCCATTTCATCATTAATCCCATAGTCTGTATATCATAACTTTGAAGGCCGGTATCAGGGTAGTAGTCGCTGGTTCAATATAACTATTGAGATAAACATTATCACCCCCGAGGGTTACTGTCCAAATCGCAAAATGAAAACCATCCGTTGCATTAAAATGACGAATCTCTGAAAAAGTTGCAATATTTCCCATTCCGTTGTATGTATAGCGTCCTACACCTTCGATTCCCTGAACGGAGCCATTGACAAATAAAGTTTGCACTACTTCATTATTTAATTTAAGAATATCCGTCACATTGTTTACACAATAATAAGACCATCGCATAAAATAATAACCCGACGTATTGATCGTTCCCAATCCTGCTGCTGTCATTTGGACAGGATCAGAAGCGGTACCAACAGCCGCGTCAATTGGCATAATATTAGGCGATTGTGGTTTTCCGGAAAAAAGATACATACTCGTGTATTGGGCATTAAATACAATCTGGCCAGAAGGAACAACGGTTAAACGTTTAGGTTGAATATATGGCATTATGGTGTACCTGTCATTTCAAAAATAGCTAAAACACTACTGCTCGTTAAACTTGCATTACTAGTTACGCATACAAAATCAACACGGTCACCGGCAGTAAAAGCCGTCGTTGAGGAATTATTTGCAATAAAGCTGCCAATAGGAATAAAGACCTGTTCTACAATAGAACCATTCTGCCGAATATCCAGTGTGGTATCATTTGTCACTGCTACGCCCGCTTCATTGGCCGTTAATAAAAATGATACCAGATTGGCATCAACAGGTAGTGTAAATCCGAGAGAAGTGATGCTGCTACCACTTGTGTTAATACTGCCAGCTCCAAAAGAATAAGGGTTATTTCCTATTATAAATTGTGTTTTAGGGTCACTCTGTGCAGAATAACTACCAATAAATGAAATGGTATTGGAAGCAATAGAGGGTACTTCTACATAAAATGTCGTATTGGAGATCGGTTTACCCTGTGTACCCGCATTTTCCTGAATAATGCGCATTCTCTCCAAAGCACCAAAAGGAATATCAGTTGGCCCATACGCCTGATAGCCGACAGTCGCCTGATTGCCAATCGAAAAAATATTCGAGTAAGTCGTCGCTGTTTCTTCATTGTAAATAGAAAAATACTGCTGATTATTGCCAGGGCCTCGCGACATAGCAATGTATTTGATATAACCACTATCGGGCAATGCAAAATGCTGTTGCGTTGTATCACTATTATAACTACCGTATTCTGTATTGATATTCAAAATACGTTGCGCTGAATTAATCACTACAAGACCCATGTTAGGTGTCCTCCCTTAATGAAGCGACAAGTAATATATTTACTTGATAATTGGTAGCACCATTACTATTGATATTACCGATATTCAATCTATCTCCGGCACTGAAAGTAGGTGGGGCTGACAATAGACTGATTGCCGTAGAGGAGCCATTAGGTACCTGCATCAGACAATCTGTCAAACGATTACCATTTTGGTAAATATAGAAATTTAAATCTCGATCGGCAGTCGCGCCATTCAGATCAATCGCGTATTTTAAAAAGACTGTTGTTGCTGGCACAATGACGCCGGTGGTATTTAATGAAGGCGATTGAGCTTGTGCATTATTATCCTCTCCCGCTCCCCATGAACCATATAATGGAGGTTGATTGACAGGCACAGCAAAGTTTGATGAACATTCCCATCGGAAAGTGATATAGGATTGACCAATAGGATTATCATATTCGGTTAATTGACCATTAAACTGAATAATATTTCCTGATGGCCCCCGATAGCAGTCAACGGTCAAATGATAGGTACTTAATGAGGGTGATAGTGAACTTTCAAAAAACGCATCAATAACAGTGCGCGAATTGGCAATATCCAGATCAATCAGAGCATTCAGCGTGCCGTCATCGGATAAATAATAGGGCGTATTGGCAGAAAACGTAAAAATACCGGAAATGCTGGTGGGGCCACTCGAATTAATAGTCGTTCCCAGGAGGGCAATTGTATCAATATTTGAATTGGTAATGGTAAATGTCGGCTGAAAATTCGTGCCATCCCAACTTAAATAGCCTAAGTTAGGAAGTCCCACTACTATTGCACTATCAACGGTATAAATGCTTGCTGAAAATCCGTTACCACTTCCATTAATAATATTATTGATGCGCTGATTTAATAAATAGCCCTGATTAGCTGACAAAGGAAGATTGACCGCCGTGGTATTGATATTATCAATAACGTCCTGCTGTGCGACTGTATTACGTGGATTATAAGACATTATACTACCTCATATTCGCCTTTTATTTCAATATAATTACTTGCTGAAGGATATTCAGTTCTCATTAAGGTACAATCCAGTAAAATAGTACCGGTGGTCAATGCGCTCGAAATGCTCAAATAAAGATCAACATTGGATGGAACCGTCGACAAATCAAGACCCGTAATATAATCATTGGTATTAGTCAGAATAATATTGCCAGCACCCACCAATTGCGCATTGTATTGATAATGTCTGGCTGGCATTCCTACGTCCAATGTATCCCAAATAGCGCGTAATGAATAAGACAAGGTGTCGGACGCATCGGAATTAACAATAATTACCTGCTGATTAGCATAATTCCACTGAATGATTAAACTACTGGAGAATGATGTTGGAAAAGTAAAGAGCGTAAAATTAATTGGGGGCGCAACACTCGTTTTAAAAGCAAAATTGGTATCGACTAATGATAGCGGATGGTAAGCGCCATCATTTCCCAGAAAAAGCGAACCGGAACCATCTTGTAAAAATGTAATATTATTGATCTGAAAATTACTATTAGTATCATTTTCTAATATTAAATGCTGAGGAAGGGTAACTAAGCCAGTACCACTATTGTAACTTCCAAAGCCGCCAAAATTAATAGTATCCAAATTATATTGAAGAGAATTAACAAGGCCGCCTGGATTGCCTGATCCGCCCCCTCCTGACCCTCCATTACCTGGAGAATAACTATATGGACTTTCCGTGTAAGTTCCCATTTTTTTATCCTTGGTAAAAATTAATTACTACGTCACAAATTTGGCGAGACCAAACATAAATAGTCGTTTCATCTTGCAATATAATCATTGGCGGATTCATAAAAAGACTTCCCGTTACAGGAGAGCCCGCTGTTGGAATGCTGGTAATAGGATTTGGCGAAACCAAAATAGTATCATCCGAAGCCACTTGAAGTAATTTAATACCCCCCGGAATAGTTATAGCAGTCGACGTGGCGGCCGCCAATAATTCCCAATGGGTAGCATCTGGAATATTAAAAGACCGTCTATAATCTTGAGCTAATGTATTATAAGGATTTTTTGTAACTAATTCCATGTTAATTTATGCCTCCATAAATAAATTCATATCATTACCAAGTGTGATATTTAAATCTGTCGCATTAGGAATGCAGCTAATTTGATTAATAAAAGCATTCGATGTAGCAGTTACCACATCTTGAACCGATGCGGTAGGCGAAAGCGCAATATAAATAGCGGGGCGACTGGGTAATGGATTAGTGGGTTTCACTTGACTCGTAATCCAGAATATCCCGATAAAATTCTTATAAGTCGAAGAAAAATAAAAGTTTTCTCCATTAGAAGGAACGCCGCTAAAATCAAAATTATAAAAAGTTCCATCAGATAAGGAATTAACCATAAAATTTGCTAAATCTGCGCCTGTTGTGATTTCTGAACTAGGAAAATTAATTGTTAAAAGTGTATCACTAACTTGAACCGTAGCGCCTTGGGAATCGACATGAAATTGTATCGCATAAGGCGGAATAGCGGGTAACATAAAATAAGGAGAGGAAGAGGAAACATTTGAAAATTCTAATGTATTGGTATATTGAGACCAATTAGCCCGATTGGTGCTTAAATTATTTTGAGTTGATCTTATTTGTGCAGCCGTTAAACCCCCTACGGGCCATGTAAATCTTACCGAAGCCGGTGTTGCGCCTGATCCAATATTTAAAGTTGCTAATGTCACCCCTGCTGTTGGATTCCATGTTAAATAAGGAGCGGTTTGACTACTTCCTGTAATAGTGCCAAACCAATTAACCATTGCCGTTAAGGAGCCGGTAACATCTGGATTATATTGATTTTGAGGCGTTCCTAGTGGCTGCAGAGCACTATCTCGGTAGGCAAAGGTTCCCGCATCATAATTAGAGGTAAATGTCATATCTACTTGATTAGAAGAAGGCCCAATTACTGCGGTTAAAATATGATTGGATGGATTAGAAAGAGGCGTAATTGTCAATACTCCGCTATTACTTACCCAATCCGAATAAGGTGTGTGCACTAAAACAGTTTGCACATTAAAACCAGTCGCTGTAAGAGCAGTAATCAAAAAACTATTATCTCCCAAAGCGCGCGTACTTGAAGAAACTTGTTCAAAATAACGATTACATAATATTTCTCTTTCAGCTTCTGTAGCGGTATCAACATTTGTTCGTCCAGCTTCCGCATAAGTATAATCAACGACAACATTTTGCGCATTAGCCGGGACTGCAAAATTATAAGTAGGAATAGTATCATTATAATCTACCGGCGAACTGCTTTGAAAAAATATACCAGTGCGATTTTGATAATTAATTGCGCCAGCGGCCCCCCGACGCATTAAAGGCTGGTTATTGGATTTATAATCATTTAAACTTAATAAGAAATTATTCATTGCCTGTGCAAAGACACGTGAATTACGATTCCCTAAATTATCACGAGTGACAGCAAGCGTTTCGCCTTCTCCTTGATAAGGATAAAATCCAGTTAAAGCAATTTTAAAATTCTGATCTTTTGGCATTTCAATGACAAGATAAGTAAGTGATGATTCTTCCGGGGTTGTCACTAAGGAAGGCATTGTAAACGTTACTGTCTTCAATGAGAAAGAAGTATCTAAGGCCACACTGCCTACATTAATAGGAGACGATGCCATTGTCCAATCTACAAGGTTTGTAATATCATTCATTGCTGGACTTCGGACAATACTAATATCAAGACTTGTCACTGCCGTATTGCTTTGATCCTGAGCAAGAAATTGAAAAGTAATAGTAGAATCAATGAGTTCCTGATATTGGCAAATGGGAAAACCAAACCAGATATTAGTTTGATCGCTGCCAAAATTTTCCTCGGTTAAAATAATATAATGAAGCGGATCACCTTCTAACGTGCCAATAGCAGGCGCTACAAATTCATAAGAAAAATCACCGATTGAAGGATCACTAATAAACCATAAATAGCCTAATGCTGGATAATTTGCTACTTCATTTAGATAAATATCTGTGCTGCTGGCATAATAATCTGACCGAAAAAGCACATCAAAGCCATAATCAGGCGCTAAATTGACAAGAGAAGTAGTTGTCGTGCCTCCTCCACTTGAGGGGGGATTGATAACGAAATTATTCGTTTCATAGATAGTGACGCTATCCGTATTGACGACTTTAATGTAATATAATTCTTCATTGGTAGGTGTCTCATCATCTTCATCAAAAAAGTAATAATATATTTTTTGCTCAAAAGCGCCAGCCGTATTTAATGTTTGCGGATTGGCAGCCACCGTAAAAGGATTTAAAGGATCATCTGTTTGAATATAAATGTTTTTTGGTGTAACTTCATCTGTTTTATAAAAGAAAACTTGAGCGCCAGATGCTGATTGACTAACATCAGTCGACTTGAATTTATCAACAATCTGATTTTGAATACTTAAATCAGTAACTAAAAAATCATAATCAACGGCCATGCTTCTTTTTCACTTCCTTGGATGTTTCACGTGGAACGTTTTTTCCCTCTTGTTTTAAATACCTTTTAGCAAAAGGGGCTTTCCCTTTTGATTCTACCCGTTTTTTAGCTTTTTTGATATCTTTTTGTTTAATCGTCTTTCCCGCTTTCTTTTCATTTTGTGCGATTTTTCCTACAACTCCCCAGGGAATTTTTTTACCCGCACTTTCTGACCCTGGTTTTAAACCCATTTGAGTTTGCAAAAGATTGCGTGCGCGAACAACATCTTTCTGTCCATATTTTTTAGCTAATGGTGATTTAGTTTTATTAACTGGCATTACTGATTTCCTCCTCGTGTAATAGCTCCGCCAATACCAGTTCCAAGTGCTGGCATTACTTGTTTTGTAATAACATTTTCTTTATAAGGCGATAAAAGATGTAATAATAATTTTTTAGAAGAAGGCAGCAAATCAGCAGCCAAAGAAGTAGCGCCTTGAGAAATGGGCTGATGTGCTGCTGCTCCCCCCGCCATCCCGATTAAGGCGCTCGTCAATGGAGAAATCCCGGCATGCCCTCCTATTACATCGGCTGCCGCTCCACCCGCTGCTACACTTCCTATTAATTTACCCAATGAATTAATAAATTTTTCAGAAGATGATCCTTTTCTTTTTTGAAATTCTTTCATATTTTTTAAAATTTCATTTTCATCAGACGAAAATATAAAGTTTTTTTGGTCTTCCGTTAGAGAATTATATTTTTTAATATATTTACTAATATCAAAATTTTCTGCTTTATCTGGTGCCGCTTCTTTAAAAATTAACCCTTTGGACAAATCGGCAGCCTGTTTATAATCAGGCTGCCCTTGTGGAGATTGAAGAACTTTTGCTAATTTATTTAATCGTGTCATATCTTCTGAAGAATTACCAGAAGGTCTAAAATCATTAATATTTAATTTATCTCCTTGAGTATAAAGGGCGTTAATATCCCCCTTGTTTTTATCCATCAACGAAGCAATTTGGGACGCGCCTTGATGTTCATCAAAAGGAACTATTTTTTCACGATAAAAATCTTGTGCTTGTCGGTAAGCGGGAAATGCTTCCGGGGCGTTTTTTTGCATATAATTTTGCATATCATCATGCAGCGCATCGGCTAACGCGCCGTATTTTTTTCCTAGTGTCGAATTATCACTATTAAAAGCATCTCGTTTTGCAGTTAATAGACCAGATCTTATTTTGTTTATTTCGTCCATTGACACGCCTTTCTTAATCTTTCCCGTCACATTCCAATAAGATTGACCTCCCATTGAGTTTGTTAAATTTTCAGGAGAAAACTCTTTATCTATTCCACTTTTGTCTAGGATAGATTTATAAGCATTTTGATAAGCTGGCAAATCACCTACATCTATTTTATGGCCTTTCAGTAAATCACCAAATTTATTATATAAATTATTGCTCATATCTTTTAATTTATTATAATTATTGGCAATTGCTGTTGCGGTTTTCATTAATGGACTATCTGTTTCGCCTAAGGAAGGAGAAATAATATCGGATAACTTTTGAAAAGCTGGCGTACCTAGCAAAAATTTAGGTAAATGTATCGCTTTCCCTACCGCAAGCCCTGCTGGCCCTCCTGCTAATCCCCATAAAGCGCCTTCGGTGCGCTGATTAGTAGGCGCCATAGCAGCCCCTGTTGTCGCTCCGCCAATCATAGTTCGAGGTAATGCTTTTTGTAAAAAAGGCGCTATTAATTTAGGCGCATTCATTGCACTGCGTGCTAGTAGTCTATCTGTTCCAATACCTGGGACAATATAAGAGGCAATATTACCTAATGTATAAGCGCCGCTTTGAGAATCTCCTCCTGGAATTTGAGGAATATCGGGTAATTTTTTATTACTTCCCGCTGCAGCTAATAAACTATTAATACTATCAGGTGTTACATTTAAAAGCTGGACTAATGGATTTACAAATCCACGCGCAAAATTACCCATTCCGCTTGGGGGCAAAGTAACTTTTTTTAATCCTTCTTTAATATCATTTTCAGATAAATTATTATTTTTAGCTGATTTTTCATCAGGCATTGAGTTTAAAACATCACGAATATCTTGATCGGTTAATGCCATTTAATCACCATGCTTTTCTTTTAATTGTTGTCGGACTGATAAAGGCTGATTTAAAAGCCAATCAACAAATTGTTCTTTTGTCTTTATTGAAGAAGGAATAGAAACAGTTTTACCGCCGTTTAATAATTTATCTATTTCAAAATAATTTGGCGCATGATAAGGAATATGGTCTTTAACATCAATTAATGGACTATTGTTAATAACATCATGCACCGAAATATCTGAATATTTCAATAAATTATTCCATACTTTTAATTGACCGCCCATACTTAATTTGCTGAAATCAGGACTTAATATCTGGTCAATGTATTTGGTTTGATAATTTGTCGCATTATCTCCAAGACCAGACCGATAATCGGATACGGCTGCCTGCCATGACTTTTTAACATTTTGATATTCATCATAAAGCGTATTATTATGGCCAATTAAATTTAATAATTTCGCTTCCGTTAATTTGCCGCTTGCTTTAATACCTGACGCATTTAAATCTTTTACAAATTGTTCAGTCATTGGTTTTAATTGCTGATTAAAATGCTCAATAAAGTCAGGACTGGAAATCATTTGATTTTGTTGACGAGGAGGTAAACTTTTGTAAATTTGTGTAGCATAAGCTTGTCGTGTATTTTCACCAGGAGTAAGTCCCAATCGTTTCAATTCTTCATCCGAAGCATTTGCCAAATATCTTAATTGACCAACAGTTCCCCGCTGTTGAGCTTGTGACGCATTAATTTGTTCTTGTCTTCTTGCTTGCAATGTAGGATCAGTAACAGGAATCCCTAATGTTTTTTGAATGAGTGCCTGCATAGCTTGAGATTGTGTTAATCCTCCAAGCGTAGGGGAAGAAGTGCCGTTATTCATTTGAGAAGGCATTAACGGTGAAGACTGCATAGGCATTGAAGAAGACGGCGCAGACGTTCCTGTTGCCATAGAAGAAGGCATTCCTATTAATGCAGATAAATTATTATTAGATGGCATCGACGTATAAGGAAAATTTGGCATTTGATTTTGCGAGGGAATTAAATTACCAATTGACGCAAGCTGAGGGGTTGTATTCATGGCTTGTTGAAAAGCGGCAGCGTTAGGATCTACTGGTTGAGATTGACCAGAAAAATAATTATTAATAGCTGCCATTTTTGCTTGTAAGGTATTCTGGGCAGCAATCTGAGCGCGTTGTTGATCGACAGCCAACTGCGCTTGAGCAATTTTATTTTGAAGTGGTATATTAGCGACTTGACCTTGTAAAAGCTGACTTCTTAATTGCGATTCCTGTAATTCCTGAGGCGTAGGGGTCACTGCAGCTCCGGCCTGAAATCCCTGCATCAGGCCGCTGCCAAAACTTTGAGAGGGAGCCGTTATTTTTATCATAGATTCTTATCCTAATAATTTTGGCAATCCATACTTCATCAAGCCGCCCATTCCGATGCCCAACAGATTACCAAGTAAAGACATTTGATTTCCTTTCATTCCCGCCGCTAATTGTGCTTCATTCGCAAACATATCGCCTAATTCTCTTGTTGCGTCAAATCCAAGGCCGCTACCATATTGCAATCCTCCCATGCCCATTTGTTCCGGCTGCATTACATCTTGATAATATTGTTGTTGATCTTGAGAAATAAGACGATTCAAATTGCCTTGTAAATCAGTCATTTCTTGTGGGGTACCTAAATATCCCCCTTTTGCTGCCTGGTTAGCAACTTGATTAGAAATATAATCAGACTGCATTTGCGCGTACGGTGAAAGTGTATATTGATTCATAATATTATTATAAAAATCAACGGGATTCTGAGCCATTCCTGAAGAAAGATTTGAATAAAGCTGAAAATCATTGAGACCCGTATTGTACCACGGCATCAAATATTTTTGATATTGCTGTAAATAACCCATTGGATCCATAATCTACCTCCTTGTAGGTTATGCTTTATACTTTTTGCAGACGAAATTTTATGTTTCCGCGCACAATATAAATTTCATCATTATCAGTATCATAGACTAATTGTACATTATCTTGATGACTACCGGCAAATGAATTTAACTGATTGTTATTCAATAAAGTAATAGTAGTAAATGTTTTCCATTCACCACTAATATTGCCCTGAAAGACATTTAAGTCACTGTTATAAATAACTTTTTGTGTAGAAGATGAAGCCGTGGCGGCTGCATTTGTTGTCGATAATGCAGGCATCACGTTGCCGTATGGCGTTAATGAGCTATTAAGTTGTTGAGTTAATGAATTAAAATAGTTTATCCATTCAGGATTAAAATTAACCTCTTCATCAGTTTCCTGTAAAGCAATATAGATAGGGGGAGTTGAATAGGGTTTATTATTAATCATCGCATATACGCCGTTGCATCAAGAATAATTACCCTATCCAATGAATAAATATCAATTTTAAACGTCCACCATTTAGAGGCGCCAAATTGATAAAACCGCATTAATCTTCTCCTAAATCCAATTCGTCCATAGATTTTATTTTTGTAAGGACGAAAAACACGCCCGCGATCTTTACTTATTGAAATATGAACCCGTGTAATATCTTGATTTTCACCTTGTTCTACTTGAAGTTCCAATACTGAACAAACTTTTGGTTTTTCAAAATAAACCATATTGGGTGTAATAATACTGCGAGGCACAATTTTTCCATCATTATTGAAATAATCGAGTCCAAAACGATAAATATTACCTTTTTCACTGGAAATAGCAAAAGAAACATTACGTCCTTGATAAGAGGCAACCCCTTGGATGGGATGAACTTTAAATTGATGATTACTTACTCTATACCATTTTTTTGTAGTAATATTATAAAGAAGCGAAATATTATCAGTAAAAAAATTAATCTGATAAAACGTATGACCCCATTGATCGTAAATAAATCCATTATTATCTTCGGGTTTTGTTAATTGATTCAAAATAGCGTCAATTCCAGGCGTACTAATAACTTGAGGATTTCCCCCATTGGAGAGAAGAATTGTAGGCTGCGAATATTGCGTTTGTCCTAACCAAACAAAAAAATCTAAGCCTTTCCCCACACTTTCCGCATTTACTATACCATATTCAAACGAGCGAATAGTATCTTTCGTATAAGTAAATCCTTGTGGTAAGGCTGCGTCATGAAATAATTGTGTAATATCATTTCCAAAAACAAAAAGAATCGTTTTTAAACATAGGCAGCCGCGAGTTTCATTATCAATAATACCAAATTTATCAGCAGGCCATGTTCTGCCGTCAATAATAGTGCTTTGAAAAATTCGATTAGAATTAATATCATTACAAAAAAAAGTATCATCTTGAAATGATAGCATTCCTGGTCTAAATCCCAGTTCTTCACCGCCATCATTTGTCGCTTTTGTCATGACGCCGTTTATTTGATAAATATAAATATTAGCGCCATCTGAGACCGCTACTTGGCCGCCTGGATTCGTGTCCGTCGGCTGTGTTAAGATGGCATTTTCTTCAAAATAAATTTTCCCGCTTAATGTCTCAATATTAAAAAGTAATCGCCAATGAGTAGGTGTCGTTAAATAAATACTATTTCCAATGCCAATTACTACAGCGCTTAATAGATTACTCGAAAAAATACCGCGCCATCTAGAAGTTGCGCTAATTTCATGAAGTAATTCAAAACCTGCGGTGGGAATAAGTGCGCGTTGTTCCGAATTAGGAAAAGTAAATTCAAACATATTATAGGTAGAGCCATTGCTAATTGCTGGATAAGCAACGGTAGCTTCTCCTTGAAAAATATCTAATTTAGTCGCTTCGCCTGATTCTATGGACATTATGGATGATATCCTTGCAGCATGCTATAGGCCTCAGTAGAATATAACCCATCAGTACCTACTTGAGAGGTAGCAGATATTCTTATATCTCGTCTTTTCTCTTTAATGTTTTTCAATTGATCCTTTAGAAATTGCCGTTGTGAGAGAACAAAAGGAGTATGGGGTAATTGATAATAATTCTGAATCCGATAAGCTAATTCATACAAATAATACACTTCATAAAACTCATCAAATCCAATAAGGGGAGAAGCCAAACTAGTAAAAATATCAAGCTGCTTATAACCCCATATATCAAATGTATAGGCAGCATTCAAAGGAAAGAAAAAGTTAAGTTCAATGCCTGATGCGGTTCTTTGTGGATAAGAAGTAAAAGGAATTCCTTGCGCTCCATTAATCACGCGCTGATTCAAAAATTTATTCAAATCCTCAAACGGAAGCGGACGCCAAACATTTCCAATCAAATAAAGAACTTTTAATAATTTTGCCCATCCACTTAAAGTAATAGAAGAGCTATTAATAGTGCCTACAACTTGTTCATTAGTTAAAAGCGCTAAATTATTTCCATTCATATTATTGAAAAGAATCAATTCATTAAGAAGACGTAAGCCAGTATTAAGTTCAATAGCATCAGAACTGCCAATATCGGATCCTACCGATGTTAAATCTTCTTCAGGCGCTATTTTATTCGCATAAATAGATGCCTCACGAATCAACTGTTGAACAGAACTAAATAACATATCACTAAAAGGGAGACTTTCGCCTCCCCTCTCATTAATAGCTTACCCATTTAATGGAAAGAGAAGTCGGCAAACGCCTTCTTCCGCGCTTCCATACCCATAATACAAGTCGCCGACAAATTGTGACGTAGCACCCCCAAATACCGCACCATAGTATGCACGTACTGATATACCTCGATCTGTTGTCACAGTTTGTGAAGGGAACGGGGCCAATGGCGGCAATGGCGGAGAAACATACTTCATGTACTCTTTATAGAACATAAAGCCTGCGCGGTGAGAACGGGCAATACGTAAAGTATCAGTGCCAGGCACAATTGCACGGCTCAAGTTTCTATTGACATCCGGCGTCGCAGACGCATCATATATCCATGCTGGCGATACCGTAATCGTCAATGCACCGGCTCCGTCTGCTGTTCCACCAGTTATGACACGTCCTTGAACTGGATTAAGCGAGAAAATATCATAATTGGTATAGTTAAGGAAAGTCAGTTGACCTAATGCACTTCCCCCAATTAATTGCACTAAATCGCCGGTTACTACCGTTGTGCCTGGCGTCATGCCACTAAGCACGATTTCAGTAGTACCATTTGGGGTTCCTATACCCGGCACGTTTGGCGCAGTAGGAGTTGCAGAGACAATTGTATAACCCGTAGTTAAATTAATATCATCATCCGCAGCGGTTCCCGCAATATGTGATAAAGTAATGGGCGTTTCCATGAAAAGAACGTTAGGAAGTGCACTTAATTTACCGATCGTTCCCTCTTCCGTAAATTCATTATTCTGATCGAGCGTAAAAAGCTGATAAGACTGACTACGAATTTCTGCAGCAGATAGATTAGGAATAAAGCAAGTTGCCATCCCCATCCCGCCAAAACTTCTAAATACCGCACCCATCCGGTTAATAGCTGCCACATTCTGGAGCTGGCCATCTGGTACTAGCGGATCTCCAAAGAATCGGTAACCGCCGTACGTTGCAGCAAAAGCACTATTATATTCTACTTTTTCTGCAAGCTGTTTGGTTTGTGCAACAATATTTCCAGTATGTACACTCGCTTTCGTGAATGTTGCGTCAGTAATATTTGGCACTTGATAGTTAGTCCGGCTTTGAGTAGTTACCGCAACAGACATATATTGTTGCTGGAATGAACCGGTATTAACCGGATCAAATGCCAATGTATCATAGACATTAAAGCGGATAGGTTTTTCAACTAAATAGACAGCGCCTTGCGTCCCATATGATTGCGCTTTTGCATAATTCTTTTGGCTCGTATCCATTTTGCTTGTGATAATGAGATCATTATCCAAACGTGGGGCAATTTCTTCCGTAACGAGACCCTGCACGTTAACTAAAATTTGATTAAAAGACATCCTGATTACTCCTTAAAAAAAGTCCGTTTTAATAAGGAAATGTTAGGTTAGTAAGAGGATTTTTTGTCCTGTTCTCGAACGCGACGCCTTCTTTCTTCCCATGACATTTCGCTAAATTCGCCATACGAAGCAGATTGCGGCATATTTTCATTTGGCTTTCCATTTACTTTCTGAGAAGCCATTTGTTGTGCCGTTTGAGGAGAATTAATTTGATGATTTAATAACTTTTGTCCCCACAAACGAGGATTAGTTGACAGTAAATCATTTCTAAACTTCTCATCAGAAGCTAATTTATAAACGAGATCTTCATTGCCAATTTCCGCAGCTAATAATATAGCTGTTGCCATATCATCATTTTTATGCTCGCTCGCCATTTTTTCAGCAATTTTATTATATTCATTCATTTTCTGAACATAATCATCACCATACTTTGCAATTGCTCTATTGCCGATATTCGTATAATGATCTTGCTTATTACGTTGAGCTGCCAATTGAGCTGCTTGCATAGCAATATTTTCAGGATTAAGAGAATTAGAAGTTGATTGAGTAGCATTATGAGCCGCAGACGTTGTTGGAGATTGCTCAGGCGTTTGGTCTTCATGCAAAGCAAATTTTTGCTTTATTTCATCCAATGCTTTTTGATATCCTTCTTGATATCCTTTTTGCCGCGCTTCTTTCTTTACTCCGCCAATCCAGGCATTATCATTAGAATGTGAGGTGCTTTGTGATTCATTTGAAGAATTTTCATTCGTCTTATTATCCGCAGCACCTTCCATTCTTTCAGAATTTGTTTTCACATTTTCTGACAATAATCCTGATTCGATTTGCTCATTAGCCATTTATCTACTTCCTTGTAGTTGTTGCCGTTACAAACGTCACCCTTTAATAAGGTAAAAGTTATGGATTTTCCGTTCCCACGTTACCTGTGATGCCTCACAGTCGCTTAAATTATAATCATCTTTTTAATTAATTGCAACTTACTTGCTTAAAAATATTATAATAATTATACTATTATCAATAGAAGCCAGGTTGTTATCTCATGGATGAGAATTATTTAACCAAGGGGCTTCTATTTTTTTTATGGCCTTTCTTTTCTTTTTCATAAATGGAATGTTCATGTTTTATGCTAATATGATGAGTACCATGCGGATGTTTTCCTTTGGTATGCTCATGAAAAACATGCCCTTTTTTTTCTTTATCTTCCCTTTTCTTTATCAGATGTGATTTTTCATGTTTCATTATATATACTCCTATTTATTTCTTGCGTTTACGTCCTTTTGACGCCATTGAAGCCATTTTCTTTTCACCGTATTTCTTGCGCCCAATAGCGGCAGCGATTTTTTTTGCGCGTTCTTCGCTTTTTCCAGACGCTTCAATGCTTTTAGTTAAAGCGCTAAATCTTTTACCACTTCCAAGTTTAGTATGCTCTTTAACTTTTTCATATTCTTTACGCGCTTTACGGCGCTTTTCTAGTCCATTTTTCTTTTCCATTACACTATATCTCCAAAATATGGCATTAATCTGATTTCTACGCCCACCATTAATGTGTCATCAAATGATTGGGGGGTAGAAGTATTTCCAAGAACAATAGAAGTAATAGTATTGCCCGTATAAGAAAAACCTACCGGAAGCATTAAATTAATTCCGCCTCCGGTTGAATCAAAAATAGAAGCTTTTCCAATTGGTGGAACCGTACTATATCTGTCAAAAATTGGCGTCCAAAAAGCTCCATTAGAGCTGAAATCAAATAAAGGAATAGAAGGGTCAGCAATAGGTGTAACATCATTCCATTTTAAGGAGCAACGTATAAGCGCACTTCCATCAATTAATTGATAGAAAGTAGGGACTTCAACATGATAAGTAGTAGAAGCTGCATCAGCCGCAGAATTTACCCATGAACCTGCTAAATAATCAGTTAAATCAATTCTATTTTGTCTCATGAATTGATAAGCAGAATATTGCCAAGCTTGCCATTGGCCGTTATTTCCTGTTAATTGATCGGGGTCATAATCTAAAATTTGTGTCATGCTCTTGCTCCTTCCTTGGTGCGTTGGTGCATATTGGTACTCTGAATATGCGTTAATTTCACCAAATTGTCAAGATAGTTCTTTTTCTCACTGCTATTTAATTTTTGCAGCTCAATCAATGCATTAGTCTGTGTTTCATTCTTCTGATGCTGTAATTGCTGGCTATCCAATTGCAAGCGTTGCTGTTCGGTCTGAGCCTTCATCAGATGAGCTTGCGCATTGGCTGCTTGCGTTTGAATCTGTTGCTGTTTCTGCTGCATTTCCATTTGCTGCATTTGTTGAGCACCAGACTGCATTGCCTGTTTCTGTATTTTCTGCTGGTAATTTTGGTAAGCTTCTTCCAGCTTCTCTTTGTCGTTGAAATCCATATTGGCCAGCATGAAGTCAAAACCATCGGTAAACAAGAATTGCGTCAACGGCGGGTATAATTCACCAAACTTTAATAGCATTTCTACATTCTTTTGTTGTTGTAATTTATAATTTACCCCTCTTGTAATATCAACTTGATAGAACCCGCGCATAAAATTGTAATGGTACTGAAATTGTTGTGTTACTTGCGAAGATTCATAATTAGGATTTTGTCCAGGAGGTACCATCCCAATATTGCGGGGAGATAGCACATTCGGCATTGCATCTAAAATAATGCATCCTACTTGCCGCCATGCTTCCATTAAATGCTGCATGAACATTTCATTGGATGCGGACATAAAATCCGCCATATTATACAATGCTTTACCGCTTAAATTCGTTTCATCCATCGAAGGAAACTGAAGACCCAATATCTTTTCAATGTCTTCATTCATCACCTGAGCAGCTTCAACCGGCGCATTATCAATGGGAGGAGGGGGAACATAATGCGGAGTATTCAAAGGAATAAGCTGTCCGTCATTCGGCGATGTCATATATTGTTTGTAATAAACGATATTTTCATCTTGAGGATGGCGCATATTTAAATCGTCTTGATCTGTAACGCTTTCTTCTGGAATAAACATCTTGCCTTTGTCATGATTAAGTGTATCGAATAAGAAGAAATTAAGTAGAAAATTCTTTGTACGTTGTGCATCAAAAGCAGGTTTTGCAACTGGTAAAAAAGTCGGCTTTCCATTCTCCCATGCTATTTCGCCCGGACATTTTACGTGAATAAGATGATGAAAATTAGTCAATTCCGGTTTTTTTAATTCTATATCTCCGCAAAATTGAGTATGCCATATTTCAACAAAATGAGCGTCTCTTTTGCTCATTACTTGCAGCCCGGTGTTTTTCTCTTCTTCTGTCAATTTTCTTTCAATAATCGTATTATTATTAAGCTGATAAAGTTTTTTTACTTTGTATTTTTTATAGTAAAAATCTGCTATTACCACCGAATTTTTTTCTTTCTTAAACCACTCAAATTTATATCCTGTTCCCATGCGTAAATTATAGTTTTCATTCTGCCGTATTACATCATCCCAATTAACTTTTGGATATTTGCACTGAAAAGCTTCTTTTGTCATCATGCAAAGCTCGCCGGTATATTCACCATCTGCGCCCGTAATATGTTTAGCTCTTGGATCGAAAAAAACCATGGCAGGATCATTAATACATTCAATCACAAATTTTTGCTGAAAGTTATATTGATTACGATAATCAGTACGGATTTTGAAAATACCTTTGTTGCCGACGAAACAATCGAAAGCGACACCAAATAATACATGTTTATATTGATTTTGATCTAGTATTTCTTTGAGCGTAATATTAAGAATTTCCGCTATTTTTACAGCGGGAATTTGATAGAAAGGGTCAATACTATCATCTTCAGCAGAATAGACTGATAAAGTCGGAGAAGAATCAATAACATTTTTTAAACTACGCATAACATACGCTTTTAAGATTGGATAATTAAGTGTAGGACGATTATCTAATTGCAATGCACGCTTATCTTCATCAGTTAGAGCATTTTGAATGATATATTGCGTATTCTGACAGAATTTTAAGTTTTCTTCCGATGCTTGATCTACAGCATAAGTGACTAAGCGATTAAAAAGTCTCAGACGATCATCAGTATCAGACGGAATCAATGAAAGATCGTACATACTGTCTGTGCGTGAACGTGTCATAAAGCGATAACTCCTTTTTAATCAGCTCTTTTTTACGCGGAGGCGCATTGATTTTATTGTACAATAAATGATAAACACCGTCCACTAGAGCATCTACTTGATCATCGTGCATGCCAAGTTTTGATCTTTCTTTCGCATTTTCACTGAAAGTAGTTAATTCTGACATTAACTCTGGATAATAAGGACGCTGCGGATTCAAGAATACATAACCACTTTGAATATATCCTTGGATGTCTAAAGCACGGGCATACTTATCTTTTGTACGCGTAATCAACATGATAGGAATGCCTTCTTTGCGCAGCATTTGTTGAAGTGGCAAACCATTTGCTGCTTGTTCAATTAATACCCAATGAGGTTTGTGCGTGTGATAAAGCGTTCTAACGATTTCGACTTGCTGCATAAAATCAAATTTACCGCGCACTGCGTCTTTAAGATATGCTCTGTTATTATAACGTCCCCAAATTTGAAAGACAGTATAATCATTCGCAGTTTTTGTGCCTTGTGCCGTATCAACTGACATAATTACTACTTCATATTGCGGGTCTAAAGCAAAGTTCTGAAAGTCGTCTGTTTTAAAGACTTTACCCACCGCTTTAACAAACCAATTACCTTCAAGTAGTCTTTTTCTTTCCAACGTATCTAACGACGCTAAATTAGCATAATAATTCGGGTCATTTTGCAGCAAAATTCGATTATCATCGAGTTTAGAAGGAATAAACGTGCAGCTACTCGGTTCAATCTCACGCGCTAAATCTTTTGATCGCAAATCGCTGTAAGCTTCTTCTTTGTCATCGAACCAAAATAATTGTTCATTATATCTGTAAAACCAACGAATTACGCCCGATTTTTCGGGATCTGCGTAGCCGTCATCAGTAAGCCACCATCGAATAATATCACATACCCAGTTTGGTTCAGGATTGCTGACAGCTCGCAAAAACGGCTTAATACCTGGTGCTGCTGCGCGTAATCGACTTCTAATATTCCAGAATTGCGCTTCTGTGAGCTCTGTTGCTTCGTCAATCAACGCACAATGAATCTGTGAAGAACGTAAGCGTTTTGCGTCTTCTTCTGTCATTAATCCTTTCATTTGAATGACAGACCCATTAGAATGTGTCCATTTTGCGATGGGAGATTTTACGCCGGAAAAACCAAGATACGGATAGACTTTTTCAGATTCTGGCCAAAAACTACCTACATTGAATAAGTCCATATATTTGCGCCGAAAAGTCATTGTGTTCGCATTAGAACATGACAAAGAAACTTGTGCGCCAATCATCATGAGAGAATAAGATTTACCGCCTCCCGCAGCTCCTCCGCCAAACGCGATTTGTGCGGGTGTAGACATGAATTTTGTTTGAGGGCCTGGCTGCGGAGAAACGATCATTTTTGACATATTAAACGTCTGATTTTTCTTCTGATTCTATGTCAGATTCTTGCGTTTTTTCTTGCAATTTCGCAGCAGATAAAAGATCGTTTTCCGGGACGACTAAAAGAGCTTTCAATATTTGATGCGTTTCAGGCTGATTTTTTACGCCTAAATGTTTTGCAATAGAATCAAGTGCTTGCAATGCAACATTCGGTCTATTCTTGCTTTTTGCAATGTGATAAATAGATGAATATTCAGTGAAAATCCAATTCATATCTGTTTTCCACTCTTTAGATAATTCAGTCTGCAAGTGTATGATCTTACATGATATCTTAGGGTTTTTGAGAATATTATGCGCTTCTTGACTGATTGAACTTTCTTTAAAATTAGACACGTCATACACTTCTCGATAAGCTTGCGTAGCATTGCCATATTTTATAAATAACTCGCAAAATCGCTGCTGCTTTTCAGTCAGCTTCGTTGAGTGCTCAAGATTTTCAAAAATTTCTTTATTTATATGCTCGTCTTTCATAAGCTTCCTGCTCTTCGTAATTCGTGCATTTCTTAAGTATATAATAATTTCAACTATTTAATCAACTTTCATTTATATTAAAAAAAGATGAAAATATTTTAAAACAGTGCTTGACATTATATAACAGTATGCTACACTAGACATATGTAGACAAACAAACTTTAATAGGAGAAATATTATGAAAACTACAAAAATAATTGGTCAATTTAGTATAAACGAATTAGAAATATCAATTACTTTATTGAACATTTTGAAAAATTCAGGATTTTGTTGGATTGAAGAATTAATACACTATGACTATAGCTTAATTCATCAAGTCGCAAAAAAAAGAAGTGAAGAGCTTAGAAAAGCAATTTTAAACTGGTTAAAAATTAATCGAGCAGCTAAAAGAATTGATTTTTAAATTAAATAGAGGCAATAGACATGAACTTACAAATACGCGATCAAGTAAAAGAATACGTCAAGCGAGTAGACGCCTGGCTGGCTGTCATTGATCAAACAGGCGACGTAGAGATACAGGCATATACTGCGATGCAAGATGCGATGTATGAGCTACCAGCTTTCATCAGACAACGACTAATAGTGAAAAATTAAAGGACTTAGGGAAAAATTAAAAAATGAATCTAAAGAATAACAAAACCACTGACGAGCCGGTGTAACTCCGGCGAAACGCCCACCTTGCAGGGCGTCTGGTTAACAAACTTTAATAGGAGAAATATTATGTTATTAGGTAAATGTAAAATAAATGGGGATTGGACATTTTTGCGACACATTGAAGACACAACACTGCTTGTCGTCGTTAGAAAAAGTCATGCTCGCATTGTGCGCGCTAATGTTAACAATGTTAAGTATGTGCTGAATATATTAAGTGCTAAACAGCGTCGCGAGTTCTTGAAGAATCTTTGCATGATGAAAGAGGAGAGCCAAAATGATTAACAAAATTATTCAGCGAAGACGCGAAGAAGACAGAGAAGAATATTGTTCACCTTCTAATACATACAAGCCATTTTTTCGTTGCGAGCGTTTAGAAAGGCGATCGTGGCTTGATGAGCTATTGAGTGATGACACAGATTGTCGGACTGATTCTGATGAAGACCACGCCGGATGGATTAACGAAGAATTGAGAGGATTATAATGTCAGCAGAAAAAATAGTAAAGCTTCACGAGTTAATGCATATTATTATGTGTGACGCGCAAACATTAGCTGAGCATCCTGTGTCTATCGTTAAAAGTGATAAACGCACTAACATTGATTACATTAAGACAAGTGAAGATATTAATAATGAGGATTGGGCTCTCATAGTAATAGCGACAACGTTAGTGCGGTTAGAGCGCGGAGAACAAATGAAAGATTTGATTGATATTCTTGAAAAAGCGAAAAAAGAGGTGAAATAACATGACAAGTTTATTATTAACGTGTGCAAAATTAGCAGGTTGTGCAGTCAAAGCGCAAAGTCGTTTAGATAAATGCTTTGACGAAAAATTTATTTATGATGATCTTATTAAAGATTTAAAAGAAGTAATTAAAGAGTTTGAGAAACTAAAGAGAGAGGACTAAACAATGAGTAAAAATATGTTACAAGACGTGTGTAAACTTTTTATTGATGCTGAAAGAATGGCGGACGATTTAAAAGAAATAGATCGTAAACATGGAAAATATAGATGGGGAAATGATAAAGATCCGTATGATTATATTAAAAATTGTCGTGAACATTTAAGCAAAACATGTAAATATTTATTTTCATTAAGTAAATATTTAATTAAAGAACGCGATCTAGAATTAGGAACATCTGATTATGAAAAAATATATGAAGCGGGGCGTGAGAGAAAAGTAATTGCTTATCAAGTTCTCCCCAAATTTGTTAATTTATGTGAAGAATATAACAATGAGTAAAAATTATTTAGAATTATTTATTTATGCATTACGTAAAAAATGTAAATATCCTTATCAACCCGCAAACATACAGGAAGGACTAGCAGAATTAATAGAGACAATCTGTTGCAATCCGGTTATTTTGTGGGAAAAATTCGAGCATAATCTCGAAGAGGATGAAAGTTGTGAAGTGTTGGAAAATTTCATTAGTGCGCTTCGGGAAGGATATAAAAAAGAACGCGAGAATAAGGCTTTTGATTCGCGTCCACCAGGTGTTTTTAACGTAGCTTCTGTATTAGAAAATCTAATAGAAGATATAATAGAAATTAACATTCCGTGGGATAACCTAGTAGATAAATTTGGAGAAGAAGACAATGAGTAAAATGCTAGAAAATTTTATTAAGGCATTACGTGAAGAATATAACCGTCAAACAAAGACAGGAAACTTTAGAGATTCAACTAATTTGGCGATGGCATTAGAAAATATTTTAGAAGCCTTATCATATATTAACTTTTTGTCATATCAGATAGATAAAAAATTCGGAGGGGAAGACGATGACATTACTAACTAAAATAGGAATATTTTTGATAGCACTGCCTCATTTAATTGGAGGGATAATACTTATACTTTCCATCATAGCAATGGCCGGATTAAGTATAGCGTGGGTAGTCGTCCAATTATTTTTTTACTTTAAAGAAAGGAGGAAAAAAAATGACCAATCTTAATACAATGATAGGCGAATGGTTTATAAACGCTGTAAAATTTGGCGATATAGATACTATGAAGATGATTGCTGATTCAAACATAGATATCAATAATATTGAACAGGATGCATTTATGACGTCAATTATTTTTCATAGTGTAAAATCAATTAAGTTTCTTTTAAAGTGGAGGACAAAAAAATGACTAACAAAGAACTTAATGAGAGGCTACAAAAATTACATGACGAATGGAATTGTTTTGCCTACGAGCGCTTAGATATAGATCACTCTGACATGTTAAAGAATGCTCGAGCGCATATTGATTATGTGCTTAGAAAATTAATCGAGGATACAGAAAATGACAATTGAAGTAATAGACAACGGCATAGTTTATGATGCAGACACACGAGAAAAATGCGAAGAATGTTGTTGTTGCAATAGATGGTTGCCGATTAGTAAATTTCCGCTAGAACCTTATAAAGAATTTGGATATGAGGCATATTGTATAAGATGCTATGACAAAGAAAAAAAGGGGACTGTAATGACTGACGAACAAATAAAGAAATTATTCATAGAAAGATTTGAATCGGAGATGGATAAATTAAAAAAGGAAGGATTGAGAAAATTCAATGAACACGTTGATCTTTTAATAGAGCAGGGCCAACTTAGAGAAGATGAATACAATGAGAGTTGGTATTGTGTAATGGAAGATATTTTAGAATGGGAGATATAGAAATGATAAAAATGAATGAATTTGAATTTAAATGTATTAGTCCGTGGATTCCAGATTATTATGAAAAACTTTTTAATTTACCTAAATTTGAATTTAATGCTAAATGGGAGGATGAACCAATGAAACAAAAAGTTAAATGTATTATGTGCAACAAAGAAAATGAACTACCTGAGAGCGAAACTTATAAACTAATGATAGTGGTATGTAACAACTGCGGTTTAAAAGATATCTGCGCTAAGATTGTTAAAGAATATGAGAATCTTTTAAAGGATGAGAAGATATCTAAAGAAATACCGAGGGGTCATTTTAGTGATTTAGGTATCGCTATCAACGATCTTGAAATGTTTGTGGAGGGGTTGGAATGAAAGATATAGATAAAGCTGGCGTAGAGATCATACAATGGACAGCAGAAGAGATAAAAAACGGCATTTTTTCTTCAGAACACCTAGCATATTCTCTTTTGAATGCTTTAAATAAGCATGATCTTGCTGAGCTTAAAGAACATTTAGAGAAAGATCGAACATGGAGGGAAATCTAATGACCGCCATTTCATATAAAGATAAAATTGAATTAATACCGAAAGATTTTTGTGATAATTGCAAAAATAAAGAATTCAAAGCTAATTTATATTGGTCTAATATTGAGCCGCCAAAATTGGTAGCTACACGATGGAAGTGCACGAGATGTGGATGGAGTTATTTAGAAAGATTTGAAGAGAAGGAGTTAAAATGAATGAATTAGATGAAGCTGGACTAAAAATAATAGAATGGATTAGTGGGGAAATAGAAGATAATTCTTTTTCTATAGAAAAATTGGCTAATTCACTTTGGAGCGCTTTAGATGAGAAATCTGTTGATGAGCTTAAAAAATGTTTAGAGAAAGACAGAACATGGGGGGAAATCGAATGATAACTAAAAACCAAATAGAAGCGCGAGCAGCCTTTAAAGATAACATAATCTTTCAGTGCGTACTTATACTAGCACAGGTGTCTTATGAAAATTTTACAGGTATGACAGAACAAGAAATAGAGAGGGTAAGATCTACGTTGAGAGGTATTATATGTAGATTAGCAGAAAAAGTGGAGGAATTATGATTAAAGAACTTGACGAAAAAATAAGCGAACTACTTTCATTGCGAAAGGAAATCAATAATGCTTTCAAGAAATTTGAATGTATACTACACGAGATAAAAAGAATAATTAAATTAAATGTAAAAGAAAAAGATTATGATAATATAGTATGTTATTTAGATATTTATGAAGAAGAAGGCGAATGGTATTATATATATGGAAATATTTCAGAAGCTTTAGACGAAATGCAAGAATTAGGGTATTTAACGCAAGAAGAGAGAGACCAATTATGATTAACTACCAAGACAAATGCCATGTATGTGGGAAATTTACTTCCATAAAGAGCGGTGGAGAACTGCATCGAGAGATTGACTGTTTTGGTTCGCCTATACACGATATCATGACATGTCGTGAATGCACTTTTACTGGCAGAGAAGAAGGCGTAAACAATGAATTCAAAGAAGACCATGATTATAATGAGTGGAGACAGGAAAATAGAGAATTGGAGGTATATTGATGATTGTTAAGATTAATTATGATGGTAGATGTGTTTCATGCAAAAAATTTACTTCCCTCCGCACCGGGGCTACATTATATAGAAAATATGAGGAAGGAAGAGCCGTCAGCGGAGATTTGCTTTTCTGCAAAAAATGTAATAGTAAAGCACATATTGATAATGATAAATGGGTTACGATAAATTATGAGGAGACCCCCAAAAATGATTAAAGAACGCAATGACTTTTATGAAGATGAAGTTGTAATATATCTCGAATGGCTAGAAGAGGATGACAATGACCAATCGTATGAAGCTGCTAGACAGGAGAATATAGACAATGAAATGTGATACCTACTTGAATAAAGCCCATAGTGGAGGCACTCAACCCAATATTATATATTACCGATGTGGATTATGTCATCGTCTTTTCTTATTAGGAAAACTAATAGAAAAATATATTTATGTGTGTAAATTTTGTAGTCCTGTTGTTAAAGGGATAGCATATGAAGAAAATAAAGACAGCGAATTACTAAGAAAATCTCCATTTTATCATTCTTTAACAGAACATGAAAAGAAGGAATTAGGCAATGAATGAGTCCATAACATTAACTAAAGAAAGATTTTTGATGATTCTTGAGAGAGCGATAGAAAAAGAGTTCAAAGATTGCTTTGACCGTGCTAAGTATGTTAAAACTGTGTGGCATAATGAGAAATATCGACAGAAACGTAATTACAAAAAAAATTATTTATACACTGAGGAATAAAGATGACGAAAAAATACGTAACGATAAATCAACTGGCTGAAATGGGCACCTATCCATTCAGCAAAAGTGCTTTATATAAGCTTTTCAGAGACAATACAGAATTACGTGAGCGCTGCATGAGAAAAATTAAAGGGTCAAAGATGATGATTGATCTCGAGGAATTTGAATTATATATTGAAGAGGAAGGAAAAAAACATGTTTGATATGATTATTGATTTTATCGGCAGCTCTGAAGAGGCCATCAAACGGCTTGAAATAGATATTAAATCAGTTGCTATTGAGGAACTGGTAGACATCTTGTATTCATCTATTGAAAATCAGTTGTGTAATTCTGAAAGGGAGCGCCTTCAACAAATTGCGCGATGTAAAATAATTAAAGGTATTCAAGAAAAACTAATGAGACGAGATAGGAATAGAGTGCACGGAATGTATTCAATGCAAAATTGTTCACAATGTAAGATTCGATTTCTGGATTCACTGCAAAAAATTGATAGTTTAAGGAAAGAAAATGAATAAATTCGAGGCGCCAGATAATAAAAATGCTTTTTCCATGAACCGCTATACGCCCTTTGATCTCAAATATCAGCTCGTGATTGATGTGGTAGACGGTGAGGAGCTTGGAAAAGGCTATCAACGCACTTTCACCGTTTGGAAAGTCACAAAGAAAAACGATTATATGAATCAAATAGAATTGTTAAAGCTTAACTACAAGCGCAATGATATCAGCTTAGACGAACGCGACAATGTCGCGGATTTGATTAGAACACTAAATTTTGTGCCAGAAAAGCCGAAAATGGAGAATAATTATGATTGAAAAAGAATGGAGAACTCTTTTAACCGAAAGAATGGCAGATATGATGAAAGAAATAGAGATGGAGCAGAGAGCTAAAGAAGTAAGGGAAGAACTCGCCCAAACAAAAATAGCTCTTATTAATGAAAGAATAAGCCGTTTAGAAACGATCTGTTATGACATCGATAAAGAAATAGATAATATTGAAAAGGTCATCGAAGTATTAAACGCTACTGTAACGGCTATAGACAATGACATAGAGAATAGAGAGGGAAAGCCAATAGGAAAACGAGGAAATGACTAAAAGAGAATATTTAAAGATGCCTGTATGGAAATGGTGGTTATGGCGATTAAAATGGAGAATAAAAGGTTATTACGGCTTTCGATGTAGCGCGACGTTTGATAACTCCATACATTCTTACGGCATTGTAGCGCGTTATGTATTGAAATCTGATTGGCATCTTTTAGAATTGATAGAAAATTGAACAGTTGATAGTATGTATTACAATAGTTGCTTTTTTTTATTCGTCTGCTATAATCCACGTTGAGAGCATTTCTCTTAAAGTTGTTTGTTAATACATGCGGTCTTTCCTTCCGGATGTTACTGGCTCTCTCTCCGCGCTAGCTATTCTCATCCTAATAACTAACATTGTAGCGCGGAGATTTTTTTATTTCTTTATCTTTAGTGTAAATGAAGCACCTGCAAGCGCTAGCGTGCCGTCTTCTTTATTAAAGCTTTTCTCGTTATTCTTTAATAAGCCCTTTCTTTATTAAACGTTGATGGGTTAATAAAAGGGTGGAGCAACTTTATCATAGCACCTCCACCCATTAAAATGCCTCTACCCTTTGCGTAGTTATTCAATCAAAACCTAATCAAGAACGAATCAAAACCCAATCAATAAAGCGAATAAATGAATAGTTTTTATTCAAAACAAAAAAAAAG